ATTTTGGTGTAGGAATTGAAGATCTTATCTTTGAAACAAGAATAAACAAACTTGAATTGGAAGAAAAAATTAAAAGGCAAATACAGCAGTATATTTCTGAATCTAGTAAATTTAAAATAGAGCCTTCTGTTTCATTTGGTAAGGCAGATGGATTTGATTTCTGTGTTATTGATTTTTATATCAATGATGAAAAAGCAATAGGGGTATTAGTTAAATAATGTTAGTTAGAGAAAATATTAGATTTGAAAGAGGAAAAAATCCGAAGGATGCTCTTGAAATAGGTATTCGAAAATCCCTTGAACAAAAGGGGGTCGAATTTGATACTACATGGGATCAATCAGGAGAGGAAGATAAAAAAGTAAATTTGCATATCGAAAATATAGCAAAAACTGTAAAATTACTTATGGATGCAGGAGTAAGTCCAGAAGATATTTCAATATCTAAATGGAACCATTTTTATGTTAGGGTTGTTCGAGTATTAGAGGGTAATGCAGTTAAATTTGAATGTTTATCTGAAGATGATGGGAAAAAACTTATTCAGGTTTTAACAGATTTAGCTATTGAAAATAGGCCTCAATGGCATTTATCTTGGGATACAAAATTAGTTTATACTGATGATATTCAGGATTGGCTAAAAAATTTAAAAAAGAATCGAGAAAAATATAGTAAAATACTATGAGTATAATTAAAACTGCCCGAATCCGATTATCTGAATTATATCAGGATTCAATTAACTTTATAAAACAAACATACGAAGATGCCGGACAATATTTTACCATGGCATCTCCTATGGGTCAGCTTCTTCAGGTTGTTCTTAATATTGGTAGGACAATCCTATATTATATTGAAGACTCTATTACTGAATTAAACATCAATACAGCTTCTCGCTCTCAAAGTGTAAAAGGGCTTGCAAGTTTAACAGGTCATAATTCATCCAGAGGTGTAGCTGCTAGAGGAACTCTAAGATTATTCTATAATGGGCAGAAATTAGATATTTATGGAAACACCGCAGTTATTCCTAATTATACAAGATTGACATCAACTTATAATGGACTTACATATACAGTAGTTTTACCTGGGAATGAGGTTCGATTAGATCTTGGTTCTGTAACCAATTATGTTGATGTAAATATTGTTCAAGGCAAATTAGAATATCAGCAGTCAACAGGAACAGGGGATCCTTTACAATCATTTAATTTTCAAGCTAAAAAAGGATCCATCATAGATAATTTCTTTGTTAACATTTATGTGAATGGTAAAAAATGGGCAAAGAGAGAATCCATTCTTGATATGAATTTCAATGAAGAATCTGTTATAGTTAAAACAGGACAAACAGGGGGTATCGACGTATTTTTTGGAAATGGATATAATGGTGCTGTTCCCCCACTTGGTTCAACGATCCTTGTAGAATATTTGTTAACTGATGGGGATGCAGGAAATATTAGAACTGCTGAAGCTAAAACCACAACAAATTGGAAATTTGAAGGAAAGGGTTATTCAATTAATAGTCAAGAAATAGATCTTAATAAAATTCTTAGGGTTTCCATCCAGAAGGATGTTTTATTTGGAGCTAATGAAGAGCCAGTCTACTTAACAAGATTACTTGCTCCCCACATGTCAAGAAGCTTTGTTTTAGCTAATACAGATAATTACATTTATTTTTTACGCAAGCTTAATATGTTCACGATTGTTGATGCTATTCCGGGTTTTGCAACCTTTGAAGATAGATATGCAATTGACAAATATAATGTAGCTAAAACCACTTATGAAAATATAAGCGAGCAATATAGATCTCTATTAGCAACTGTTGGTGCTTCAGCTACCCAATCCCTTGCTAAGAAAACAGAATTAGATAATGCTCAAACACAACTTTATTATTGGCAAGCTCAGGTAGAAGAACAAAAGAAAGATGATAATACAGTTTATCTTTATTTAGTTCCCGATGTTAATCAAAGAATTCCTGCAAATCAGAATTATTTTACTTGTGGATTAGATTCGTTTCAATTAACAGATCTTGAAAAGAAAGGAATTTTAGATCTAATTGAGGAGAGCGGTCAAAGAATATTAACTGTAGATAATGCTATTATGACCCTTCGTTATCCTAAGTTTGTTCTTAATGTTGCTTTAGTTATCTATGAAGGTTACGATCTTAACAACATTAGGGAGCAAATTATCTCTAAAACATCTGATTATTTCTTGAAAAATACTAGAAGGGATAGAATTCCTCAATCAGATTTAGTCAGAATAATTGAAGGCATCGATGGAGTAGACTCTGTCTCTGTCTGGTTTGATGCAGATAAAAATAATTTCCAAATTTATGGAAATGGATATGGACTTGATGATTACGGAGATATTATTCTTGAGAGATTTGTATTAGACGCATTTGGAAATAGAGTAACTGTTAAGGATATTTATCCTCTCATTAGAGGGGGATTCGAAAGTCAACTCGGGATTACCTATGATGATTCAGTTGCAAAGGATAGACTTTCAACAGTAAATATTCAATTGAGGGGAATTACCCCAGTTAACTTTAATTCCAATCAAAATAAAACTATTGTTTCTAACTTATAATGGCAACAGCAACCCAAAAACAAAACGCAGTAAGCAGTAAGAGTCAGAAGCCAAAAGTAAGAATTTCTTATTTTGCTTCGGCAAAACACTTATCAGATAATTATTCTAATTTAGGATATGATTATCGAGGAAAAATATTGTCCAAAACAACATCTTCTGAATTATGGGCTAACCCAGTTCAAAAGCCCTTGTTTGCTCAAATTGAAGCTATGTTGACCTTTATTTTGGAACAAGTTAAATATATTAAGAAAACATTTTCTATAGCACACGATAAAGAAAGTACCAATATTAATTAAGGATTCATGAATCAACAAAATTGGAAAATATTTAATAAAAGCGGTAGTTTTTTAAACTCATACGCAGACATTTACTTACCTCTTACATTTATCGCTGATAATCTTGATGCTACCGGAGCGGCTGCTTTTGCTGTTACAGATCCTAGTAATTATATTATAGATGTTGAAGTTACAAATGGGGGTTGGGAATATCCTTCAAATACACAGGTTAAATTAGATTTTTCTTTTGGCGGATATTCGCAAATCTTAACTCCTTCTGAAGTTTCCATAGGATTCAAAGATGTTTCCATTTTTAATCCAGCTCCTGTAAATTCTCAATCGATTGAAAGCGTAGTTATTTCTTTAACACCAGACGTTTCTTTCCTTTATCCTTCCATTAGTTATAGTTCGGCTGTATTTTTGCAGCCTATTTCTCAAGGGCTTGTTGAAACTGAACACTTAACGATTATCGAAGAATCATCAGCAGGGGTTTTAATTAGACCTTATGATCCTATTAATCCTTATTTAATTTTTAGATTTACTGATGGGGATCCTGAAATTAAACTATTTGAAATAGACGAGGAAAATCAGCTTGTAGAATGGGCTGATGAAGTGATAATTGATACAGCAGAATATGCGGAAAAGACTGGATTAATGATCAATATTGGATTCCGTGCAGAAACAGAGGGGGTTTTTGAAAGAAGACTTAGGGTTTTCCATAAAGTAGGTAATACAGAATACCTTATTTATGAAATATTGGTTAATGCTGAATCTGTCGGGCCAGATGAAAGATTTGATACTCTTATAACTAACTTTGGATTGCCAAGTCCTAAAGCTAATCATACGCTCTTTAAGGAAGCAGATATTAATGAGGACCTTCCTGATTGGCAACTTTTAAATTATAAAGCAAAACATATTATCCTAGAACATGATAAGATTATGCCTTATATAGGAACTTATAAAGGCCTTATCAATGCAATAAAATGGCTTGGATATGAGGATATTCAGGTTAAAGAATGGTTTAAAAATGTAAAAGATGGACAAAAACTTTCTCTTACAGTTCCTTATGATGCTGCTGATAGAACAAAAACCCTTCTTTATTTTTCCCCAGATGAAAGAAGAAATTTAAAGAAATTAAATCAACTGTCGCTTGTTTACTGTTTAACTAGGGAAACAGGACAAATTGATGAATGGGGTAATCCTATTGTTGAGGAATGCTACAACTATAATATTAATGAAATCTTTATCAAATTATATGCTCTTAAGCAATGGCTTGAAAGATGGATTATTGGTGTAAATGCCAGGATTACAGATATTACAGGCGAGGGAGTTTATTTTGAAAGATTTAGAAACGTTGTTTATGGAACTAATACAATAGGGTCTGAAGCTATTTTTGAGCAATCTATTTCTCCAGACACCCTAGATGAAAGTTCAGAATTAATCCGAGGAGATGCAAGTATTAGATTAACTTTGGAGGAATTGAAAAAAATGCCAATCGAGGCACTACAAGTAAGATTCAAAGATTTATTGAAATATTGTTGGGATCCTTCAAATGGGCAATTTTCTTTGGTGGATGCGTCTTTATATTGGTATGACCCATCTACAGTTCTCGTAGGATCGACATTCCAATTTCCTTTTATTGATTTATTTGATATTCAATGGAGAGCTTCTGTAGAAAAAACTGATGCAGGAACTATTATAGACAAATTAGTAACAAAACCATTATTCGTTTATGAAAATGATCTTCGTTTTTATAATATTTTGGATTCCTCTTCTCAATTTTATGACGTTTCATCGAATTTAAATATACTTCTTGAAAATGCTATTTTAAGGGACCCTTCTAATGATGATTGGACTTCTTCTAAAGCTTATGAAATTTATCCAGACCCATCTGGATTAGGATATTATTGGATGGAAAGTTCATCCGGATTAGATATTTACCAATTTAATTCCTACGTTAATTTAATCCCGGATACAGGCTCGGTTCTTCTTTATGAATTTGATTCAAATTATAGAGTTCCTCTTTTAAGTTTTCAGAATTATAAATTTACTGATGCCTCCGGAATTGTTACATCTCTCCCAAAGAAATATTTCTTAGATATTCTTGATGGAAAAATAGTAATGGATTCTAGTATACAGGGATCAAAACCTTGGGTTTCCGACCCAAGCTCTGGAAATATTATTTCTGTTGAATATAATCTAAATTGGAATTATGATACTAGTTTAGATGAACAAATGATCACTGTAAATGTTGTTTATAATTCTTCAAGAATGCCCTTAGCGGTTTATGATCCCTCAATTTACTATTCCATTTATGGCTCGGATCCTTATCCTGCAAGAGTAATAGATAACAGTATTTATATTATGACTGTCAATCATACTGGGGATTTTTATATTGAAGTATTTGCATGGGATGGATTTAATAACATATATTCTAATAAAATGGAAACTCTTTATCCTGTATGGACTAAGTTCCCAAGAATTTATGTTATTACGGATAATTCCTTATATTCTGCTCCAGATGTTAGTAGCATGTCTGTTTTAGAAGTTAGCACACTTATATCAGAAAATCCTTATCCTTTATTCGATAGGTATATTCCTCTTCAGGGGATTTCATTGCAATTTGATGCCTCGGGATCCCCTTATATTGAAATTCCTTCTATCACATATTTCCAGGATGTCATGGAACCAGATTCTCTCAATAGATTCTTTAATTTAACAGAGAGAGTCGTCTCTATGAATAATCCAATAATTACAGTGGATCCGGATTATCAAAAATTTTATGATGAAGACGATATAAGAATAGTTCAATTTGATAAAGGAAAATATTCTTTAATAAGAGAGGTTAGCGCTCATATAGATTCTATTTCGGGAAACGATTTAACCATTTCTCCTTGGCCTGTTGATATTTCTATTAGTGGTTCTGCAGAAGTATATGTTTTAAATGACACATACAGAACGACTGTAAATGCTGCTAATATAGGGGATAATCTTGTACTTGATGTAAGCGGATACCAATTTGAAGTGGGCCAGCTAGCAGGGGTTATTGTTTTTGATGGTAGTACCGGATATTCTTGGGGTTCATCATATAGAGTTACAAATGTTGATGGATCTACTCATACTTTTGATCAAACTATTCCTCAGTTCTTTATAAATAATCCTGGGAAATATTCAATCAAAGTAAAACATGCATTTTCCTCATATTCTGATATGACAATTCCTACAGATTATGCTGTAGAACAATTTAATACTTTTAAATTATATTTAAAGGATTCATATTGTCAGGAATATTTTCTAGACAACACATTTGTAGTAATTAATATTCTTTTTGATCAGGATTATGTAAATCAGCAATGGTATAATGCTTCTGATAACTTAATCAATTCGGAATTCTATTATCATTGTAAACCGATAGAAGTAGATTCAAGTACTTTAGTCATCTTTAAAGCTGTTTATGATCCTAGCAATTATATGCTCGATCAAAAAAATATTTGGACTGTAAAAGAACATAATGAATCTAATATTCTTTTTAGAGTATTTAATGAAAGCGTTCCCTTTATATTTGATCAGATAGGAACTTATGATATTCAAGTAGAATCGTATGATAAATACGGAAACTTAAAAACCCAGGTTTGGGAAGGTTTGGTAACGGTTGTATGAAAGAAGTTTTAATAGTCGTTGATGTTCAAGTTCATTTTAAATCCGTTACAGATGAATATGTAGATGGAATATTTGAATTGTGCGAAACATTCGATGAGGTTTATCAAATATGGGATGCAGTAGATGTCAATACTCCGGATTTTAAATTTCCTAATCAGAAAGATGCAATCCGAAAGGAATATGGAGGGGAATTGATCGAAGAAGATCTTGACTATTATAATTTTTCAAAAAAAGATAAAAAAAGATTAAAAGAAGGATTCGAAACGGGTTTAAACCCCGGCGAAATATTTTTAGATAAGGACCCCAGACAAAATCAATGGTTTCTTTATGTTGGCGGAGCTCACGAGTGGTTTATTGTACCAGAAAAATTATTTCAATTATTTGAAAAATTAAAAAAAGAAGGAAAGAGAGCTATATTATGCGGAGGAGCGAGAATGGAATGTTTATATGATATAGAAGTTCTTACTGATGCAGTAGGATTAGATTCAACAATATTAGGAACTCATGTCTATAGTTAGAGAAAGTATAAATTTTGAAAGAGGATTAGATCCAAAGAAAGCAATGGGTTTAGGATCTAAAATGCTTGCAATGATTAGAGATCTTCATAACAAATTTCAGCCTACAATGTGGGATTTATTTGGAAGACCAGAGGATCGAGCAGGATTTGCATTAAAAGGAACTCTTATGCAAATTTATTTTGATAAAGAAGATCCTTCAAAAGCTTTTACAGATAATTGCCGAAAAATGAATTGTAGTATGGATCAAATAGACCTAATCCAAACTATATTACAAAACGAATTTGATTTAGAAGTTAAATACCTCGGAGATGGAAGATAGATTTCACAAGGAAAATAAAGAAATTTCCCCTCAGTCGGTTGACCCCTTAAATACTTTTTTATTAATAGATTCTAAAGCTTGGAGAAAACCCGGAATTATATCTGTCGAAAAATTAGGAAATGTTTTTCAAATTCAGATTGATGAAGATATATTAAAGAAAAATGTAACAGCTGTTGCTTTTTCTAATCAAGATGAAATGCCGGAATTACCGCCTGATACTTTAGCCGTAAATCCTCAAACTCATATATGTGTTGATGAAAATTATCTTTATGTTTGGGTTCCTCAGTCAAAAAGATGGAAAAGATTACCTCTTTCTATTTGGTAATTAAATATGCAAAACCCATTTTGCATCGTCCGAATTAATATCAATATTAGCAGTTCTTATACCTCCTAAATATCTAACCCAGACCCTTCTAACTTCTATATCTTTGGAAGTTACCGAAAAAGGATTTTCGGCAGAGGATGTAGATGTTTTAGTATTTCCTGAACTCCTTCTTCAGCAGATTGAACAATTCTTTCTTTAACAACAACTCCATTAATTACATACCCATAGGTAAAATATTCTTGAGGATTTTTAAGAAATCTTATAAAAAAATATTCCACTCTAAAAAACTTCTTATATTGATCGCTAGTTTCATATTTTCCTTCAATATATTTTTGTCTTTTATTAGACTTTATTTGATATTTCCCCCCTCTTAATTCAACTAGATTATCCAAAGCTTTTCGTATACTTCTTTCGCCATATTGACCTATTTTCATAGAATCCATTGGATCCTTTCCTCTCTGAAAATGCTGTGCTTCATCTAGATCATTAAGAATGCTCAATCTTTCCTCAAATTCTTTTGGAGTCCCCCATAGAAAATAATCATTGCTAGATCTCCATTTAAATGAATTTGATGGGAGATGAGCAGCATAAGCTGTTATTCCAATACATCCATCGGGATAAGCTTCAGGCGGGGTTTCTATTTGTAAATAAATGTCGGATTGATCAGAATTTGTAAATTCTCTATATTTGGAATTATCATTAAAATGATTTCCATGATCAACAGTGAAATTTCTTTTTACCTTTAGAAAATCACCCCTTTGTAGACTCATCCATTTGCCGGTAAGACCGATATTCAAGTTCTTCAAAGGATCCTTTCCCATATGAAAATTTATATTTTCTCTAACTACCGTCATCTATATCTTAAATTTTCCCAATCAATAAATGCTTCCCAGAAATCTTCTTCGTTTTTATCTTTGATACGATATTCATTTTCCTTATACCATTTATATAGCTTATCTGCTAATTCGGGAATTATTTGTTCTTCATTTTCGGGATCTGTAATAATTTCTTCAAACCCTGTGATTTCAAATAAGTTATCTCTAACATATTCCCCAGCTTCTAGACTATCCTCAAAAGATCTTGAAGCTTTTCCGATTCTCATAGATTTCTTAGGATCCTGTCCTCTTTCAAAATCAATATACTCCTTAACAATTCCCATATTATTTTTACTTATATGTGTACCCTGGTAAACTTCCGCCATAAACACGGATCAGTTCTTTCATTTCTTTTACAGGAACATAGTCTACCATAATCCATTGGCCCATTTTTTGCCAGGTTTGATCATGTCTAAAATCCCTATAATCTTTTAATTTTGCAAGGGGTTTATCACCTGAAGTAAATACAACTTTGAAATTTCCGCTATGATCTTTCCATATTTCTGCAGTTCCATCATAAGTATCATAGACATTAAAATATTGGGATTCACCGGTTCCAAAATTAACTCTCCCCAGCGGCAGGATAGAAGCATCGGAAAGTCTTTTTCCCCCAACTTCTGGAGGAGTAGAAAATCTTCCAATACCCATAGATTTAAAAACATCTCCACGATCTCTTATAAAACCACCACCGCCTGTTTTAGCTTGCCCTATTTCGGGAGCTGCCGCCCCTAATCTTTCGGATGGAAGAAGATATTGTGTTTTAAATTTTCTTTCGATTTTTTGTCCTTTTTCTACGGGCCCTGTAACCGGAGCAAGAACTTGTTTAGAAGCTTTTCCAACAACATGAGATCCACCTAATTCGACAGCTCGATCATGGAATATCTGAGAAATATCGCTCCCAACGCCAAATACTTTTTCTGCTGCTTCGGCTCGTGCCTGTGCTTTACCAGCATCTTGAATAATTTTAGCTTGTGTTGTAGCTAAGGAAATTTCCTTATCATGATCACCATTAGCCTTGGTTTTTATATCCTCCATTCTCACATAATCTTTCTGCCCGTATCCCTCATTAACAAATTTTGCTCTCATTTTTATCGATTTTTTTATTCCACGGGATTTTCCCATACATAGGATTATTTTTTCCTATTTTAGATTTTCCCATTTTATCTTTAGTTTCTTTTGATCTTTTTATTCCTTCTAATTTTTTACTTATGTTATGTTTTGTTTTTTCATCATGATGTTTATCTTTCATACCATTGGATTTCCCGATCAATCCCAATCCAATATTTTTCTTATGACTGTCCGATAATTTTCTTCCCCTTTGAGTTTCACTTAATTTTTCTTTGGAATTTTCCTTCCATAATAATCCTAACGCCCCATCCCCTCCTTCGGTCATATTATATCCATCCAAAAAAGTATTTGATTTTGCAATCCAATACATTTCTCGATTGCATAGGATTTCTTTTAAATCCTTTTTACATTCTGCATCATGTTTTTCAATTATCTCCCATATAATATTATTCCATCCATATTTTCTAATAGCATTATAAAACTTATTCTTGGTTCCTGCATTTACATGGCATTTATGGGTTCTTTTTCGGTTTTCCAAATTTAAAGAAAACCCATAATATTTTTTATTAGATGGTAAAGTAGCACAATATATTATCCCCGAAACCATTTCGTTGTTTTAATATTTATTTCCATTTTAACAAATTGTGCTCTCATATTTTTTTAAAATTTTCTTGCTAGATTGGGATCGTTTTTAAGATTTGTCTTAATTATTGTGCGAATATCTTCTGGAGACAAACCATATTCTAATGAAAGTTTATCAATAATCTTTTTTGGTGCTCTTTCTCCAAAAGGCCCTCTAAGCTGATTATATAAATCATAGGTATCTTGCATTATTTTCCTGTTTCTTCTTTCTATTCTTTCTTTTGTTTTTTTGTATTGGCCTGCTAATTCTTCCTCATATTTTGTGGATCTTTCTGTTCCTGCATCCATATTTACAGCTTCTGCGGCTAACGCATATACTTCCCCTGCTCGGCCCTCTTTTTCCATTTTATCAAATTCATCGAATGCGTTTATTATTTTTTCATATAAATCATTCCCATGAATTCCTTCACGATTTCCTTGCATTAAAAGTCTAAATTTTGATATTGTGTAACTCACTGTGCGAGGTTTAAGATCTAATACATCCCCTAATCTTGGAATAGATAATTTTTTAAAATCTGTGCTTTCCTCCTTATTAATTTTTATAGCATTACGTGTCAGAGCAGTATCCCCCCTGCCACGGGTATCCTCGGATCTTCCCATAGCATCTTTAGCAGCTAAATACATTGCAGCTAATTGTTGTTTAGTTAAAACATCCTGTCCTTTTGTTATAGCAGCTTTTTCTCCAGCGGAATATTCAGGAGCTTCTATATCAATTCCGTATAATTCTTCTAATGATTCGCAAACAAGTTTCATGGAACAATTTTATTATATTTATCTACTAAAAATATATAATAAAAATTCCAATGGATGAAGTTTTATACATTTGAGAAAAATTCCATCTCCTATAAAAGATTTAGGTTTTTTAGAGGAAAGTTTCTAATTCCTTTTTTTCTAATACAAGTTGTTATTTCATCTATTTTTGTTTTTATTATTTCTACTTATTATGATACTCCAGATGAGAAAAAATTAAGGAAAGATTTGGTATATCTGGTTGAGGAATTTAATAATATAAATAAAAGAATTATAGAAGCTGAAACGACTCTTGGAATGATAAAAGAACATGATAGTATAATTTATCAATCTATCTTTGATATAAATCAGGAACCGCGAAAACAAATGGGGCTGGAATTTGATGATACAAGCCCAAACTTTTATATGTCTGTCGTTCAGGAAACTAATAATAGAATAAGTATATTAAACGACAAGATGGCCAAGGAATTATACCAGCTTGATGGACTTGTAGATTTAGCACATTCTCATCAAGAGATGCTTTTGCACATCCCAGCTATTCAGCCAATCGAAAATAAAAACTTAAAAAGAATTGCGTCTGGATGGGGTATGAGAACTCATCCTATTTATGGAATACCCAAATTTCATTATGGATTGGATTTTACAGCTCCCCTCGGAACCCCAGTATATGCTACAGGGGATGGCGTTGTCCAAATAATCATTAAGGATTCGGATAAAAGATCTCAGGGGTATGGTAACTTAATTATAATTGATCACGGATACGGTTACAAAACTTTATATTCCCATCTTCAAAAATTTAAATCCAAGCCTGGCGAAAAAGTAACAAGAGGCGAAATTATTGCTTATGTTGGAAGTACTGGATTATCAACAGGCCCCCATTTACATTACGAAGTTATTAAAGATAATAAAAAAGTGGATCCCATTTATTATCTTTTTGGAAGTTTAACTCCGGAAGAATATCAAAAAGTAATTGAATTATCCAATAGGATTCAAAAAGCATACGATTAAAGAGGCAGCGGAGGAAATCCTGGAAATCCATAAGTTTTTGCTCCTGTTGGAGCCCATTCCTTTAATAGGAAAGACATCCAAGGTAGATTACTAGGTTTTAAATTCTCATATTTTGGAAAAGGATCGCTTTTAATTATAGTAGGCATAGCTGCTTTCAAAGCTGTTTTATATCCTTTGAAATTATTAAATGTTTTGGATAAAATAGAACCATAATTGGTTTTCATTAAGTCCTCATTTTTAGGCTCGAATTTTTCTATAATTTTATTTAAAGGACCATAATTTATATTCTGGTCAATATCCGTAGCCATATTAATAATAGGTTTTGGATTTTTTACCGTAAATGCAAAATTAGCTGTCTCCGGTTTTGTTGCAATAGGAAGGGGAGCTAAAAACTTATCAATTCCAGCTATTAATAAATCTAGCTTATCAAATTGAGATAATATTTTTTCTTCTGTGTTTTGTAAAGCCTGTATCTTAGCATCCTGATTTTTTGCAATAGGAGCTCCGTCATAAGCATCCTTAATGATCTTATATTTAATCTCTGATTGCATTTTATCTTTCTTAGAGGTTAAAATCAATTCGTCTAAGACTACCACTTTCTCGGCCCATTTTGCTAGATCCGTTGTATATCTAGGAATATCGATTTTTCTTTCTACCGAATAATCCCTTCGAGGCTTTTGTTCCCTAAGAGTTCTTTTTTGATTTTGCAAATCAGATAATTGTTCTTGAAGAAATTTTATGTCTTCTTTTACTTTATCCAAATAAGTTTTTAATCTTTCTTTTTTAAATTCCTTTAATTGATTAGAAAGTTCTTTTTTTAAAGCTTCCACTTCTTTTTTAACTAAAGTTGCCGGATCTGCTAAAGGAACATGATGTTCAGTAGACCAGTTAACAAAGAGAGCCCAGGGGAAAGGATAAATACCCGTAATTGTAAGCCCAACAACAATAAATCCCCAGTTTACTTCAAAAGCTTTTATTGGAATATAAACGGTTGGAAAAGGAATAGGCCCAATTGGAGGGGGAATTCCTGTTGACCAACTTGTAGCTGGGTTTGCAACACTTGCAAGAGTAGCAAATGAACAATATCTTAGCCAATAAGAAATATCGCCATATCCTTTTTTACTTTTAGGAGAAAGATATGGGTCATCCTCTTCTGGGGGTTCACATGCAGCTTCTCCAATTGAATAATATCTATATTGTTCGTCATTTATAACTATAATCGAATACGTAGTAAAAGTACGAGCAATATCATCTAATTCCTTTTGATAACCTTCAATTTCCCCGGGGAGAGTATCATATCTTTTCCATAGAGAAGCGAAGAATTGTTCAATCCATATTCCTTCTAATTCTGTTTCGGTCCATTTTGTTTTTTCCGTTGAGTATTTTGTTTCGATAAGTTTATCGATCTCAATGCTAAAATTAAATAGGAATAAAATAAATTCACGTAATGAGGTTTTCTCAGTGTCATTTAGTTTTTTGTTATTTTTTTGTAAATCTTTTAAATAGTCCTCAGCGGCTGTAAAACGCTGTCCTATTTGGGCATTAGATTCGTCCCATTTTTGTCTTAATATCTTATAAAAATCCGGGGTAACTGAAAAGAAGGTTCCCTGAGCAAGATCCTTACAATAGTTATTGATTTTTGATTTTATTTTATCTACACTATATTTGTCTGTAAAATACCTTTCTCTTAGGAATTCAGATATTTTATTAATCATAGTGGTTGCAATAGTATTCTTATCAAAATAAGCCATTAATTTTTGGGATAGCCAAAAGTAATATTCTATAAGCTCGAATTCTTTTTCATCTGGCTTAGTTACTTTGGATTCATTTACCCCTTGTACAGCATCGGCCTTTAATTGTTTAAAAAGAATCTCTTCACTCTGATTCATTTCAACTCGAATATCGTCCATCTTTTCAGCCTCGGCTTTGGCTTTTACTTTACTGTCTTTGGCTATATCTTTATTTCTTTTATCCCAATCTTTCTTTTGTTTTTCAAAATCACTTTGTATTCCATCCCACCTTTTCTTTACCCCGCCTGTTTTATAAAAGAGTAATAATGATTCTTGAATAGAAAGGCTCCCATCGATAAGAGGCGAAAATTTTAACATTACAGGATACCAGGAAGGAATATAAAAATCAATTAAAAAGAATTTAGTATCGTTTAATTCTTTATAGGCATCATTCATTTTTGTAATTACCTCTTCCAAATATGTCTGATCGGGATCCGAAATATTTTCAACATAAATTTTATTAGGTTCTACTTTTTCTACAACCCCATTCACAGTAGGATAAACCTTATCCCCATCATAAGTAGCCATTGGAACATTTACTCTAAGTGTATCCCCGGCTTTAACCAAAATATTAAAGTTAACTGAAGAAGTATTTTCATAAAGAGCTTTGGTCGCAATATCTGGTTGCGATCCCTCGGTAATTGAAGAATCCTGTCCTAAAGGTATTTCACAAGAAAGATCTGATAATTCAATGGGAATATGAGGCACTAAATTATCATCTAAATCAACGGGGCAGGTGGTCAAATTTTCATTTAAAGGGACTGGAACAATTTCAGGTATTTCCGGCTCTGTTACCATTTCGCATAATTGAGCAGAGTGTATTTCCCGGAATGATTCAAGGGACTTACTCTGTAAAAGTTTTCGATTTCTTAAATAAACGGCCGAAGCTAATAAGCTTCCAACTATAATTGCATCTAAAGATTTTAAAGATTTAAGAATAGATTCAATTTGTTTTCTTTCTTTTTCAGATATAGATTTTGCAGCTTCTTTTACTCCCTTAACAGCATTTTTTTCATCTTGTATTCTTTGTTTTAATATAGATGAAATAATGCGGATAAGTCTTTGAAGATATTTTCCTCTATATGGTGAAGGATCTTCATTTTGAGACAAAAATTCTTTTATCTTTAATCCAATTACATAAACCATAAATGCCCAGGGAGCTACCTCAGTTATTTTTGAAATAGCATTTGCCATTTCTGTGCTCTTTTTATAATTGGAGGTTTTTCTATCAAATTCATCAGAATTATTGAACAAGTTTATATAATCTTCCCCGGATAAATTTTTTCCATCTAGGGATTTTAGGAAATTTTCAAAATCTTGTTCATAATAATTTGGATTTTCGCATAGAAGAAGTATTTCATTAAGATAGGATTCTTCTACATCCTGCCCAATTAAACCCCATAGCTTTTGAAGATCCCTATTATTTTTTACATAGGATAAAGCCTCATCATCAGTGAATTTTTTACTTATAACATCTTTTAATTGGGAAAGTAGAATATTTAGTAAAGAAAAAGCAGCAGTTTTTAAAGCGAGAAGAGTAGCGGGTTTTTTAAGGAACCCTTTATATTTCTCGATTTCCAAAGTTAGTTTTCCAAAGGCAGCTTTTATTAATTTATCTTTAAGACTCATAAACTGACAATTTCAAAATGTTGCCATAATTCTTGTGGATTACAGATAAAATATGTATTGTCAAATGATACCTTTATTTCCCCCCACCCCGGAGCATTAAAATCTATATCTATAATTTGAATTTCTTCTCCCTTTTCTATAATCCAATCCTTTTTTCTTATATCGGATTCCTGGTATCTAAATTGATGCAGTTTGCTAGATATTGCATATTTTGATCTAGATCTTATTATACTCCGGGGTTTTAATTCCGTCATTCTAATTATTTCTAAGGAACTTGTCCACTCTGGCCATTTATTTTTAAAATCATACCAATCAGTTGAATCCTTGCCAAAATGAATTGGATAACCATTAACTACGATGCTAAATTGATATTTTTCAATTCCATACCAATTCATAAAATATAAATTAACTCGCGTTTGCCTATCTTTAGATCCCCCTGGTTTTTTCCATTCTTCTAAACTTCTCATATAATGGCTTTGACTACCCATATCCGCTGGTCCTGTTTTAATAAGCCCCATGGGTTTAAGCTCTTTATCTACAGCATTTATCATTTTGAATTCCTCATTACCTATCCCCATAGATTCCTTGGGATCTTCAAATCTTTTAAAGTTAAGGGTTTCATATATTTTTAAAGCCTTCATTCAAGACCCATTAATTTAGTATATTTACGAACAATTAATTCAAAGGGAAATAATTCTTCCCTACTCATATTTTTAAAATTATTTTGAATATTCCCCCATCCAAAATAATTAGTATTTGGAATAGCTTCTAAAGCTTCTTTACTAAAGGGAATTTGAAATTCCAAATATTTACCTGTTTGAACTAACTCCTGAATATTATGATAATCTTTTTTTAACTTTTCAATAGGACGAATACTTCCAATTCTTAATTTTTCCTTATCCAATCCTCTTTCAAAATTGGCAGATTCAATAATATACCCTTGATTATCAAAACATGCTCTAAATGCCGATTTATATTGTGTTTTTATAACTAGAACCCATTTATTTTGAGATGTTGATTTATATTTTCTAGGTTTTGCCTTTATATAAATCCGTTCAAAATATTCCGGGGATAAACAGCTCTCAATAAAATCCTCAAAATTAGGAGTTCCATAATCAGAAATTTCTAGCCAAAGATCATTTCTATTACCCGCTAAATTAATTGTAGAAATTCTTGAAGAAAAATTTCGGGAACTCTGTAATAAACAATTCATTCCTTCTTTTACTTTGGCTTTTACGCCTATTTGCATAGATTTCTTAGGATCAATGCCTCTTTCAAAATTAACAGATTCTTTTAACCCAGGTTTTTTTCCAAGAAGCTCTGCAGAAGGTAATTTTATTTCCGAAAAGAACACATCAACATCACCGTCCCCCATAATATCACAATTATAAGCGTAATTATATTTAGGATTTTTTAAGTAACTTTTCACATATTCTCTCATTTCCTTTTTCATATCCGATGGAAAATGATCCCCAAAAAGATATTCAAAAGGTTCAAGTAAATCATAAGTTCGTTTTGCTCTTTCTAAATATTCATTAAAGCTTAGAGAATCCCCATAAACATCTTCAAAAAATCTCGGATTGGCATGTCCTTTTCCATCTCCATCATTTGTATAGATTTTAAGGAATTCCAGATCACTACTTGTAATTTTATTAATCCTAGCATTTATTCCAATATCCATAGATTGTTTAGGATCCATTCCCCTTTCAAAATTTAATCTTTCATGAACTTTTGAGGCTGGCCCATCAAAGACATTATATTTCTTATCAACGGCTTCCCATTTTTCAATGTATTCCTTTATATGATTTAATTCCATAAGGGAAGCATCCTCGAATTTTTTCATATCCCAACCCCATGGATGAGGATGTCTTCGGGTAATAAAAGGAGCTAATACAGAGCTTCCCGTCCATTTTATAGGATCTTGCTCTATAATCCAATCTATTAAAGCCTCTCTTCTTTCCTCGATCCTTCCTATTTCCATAGAATCCCTTGGGTCCATCCCCCTATTAAATTCTAATCCTTCCTTCATATTTGGAAACATTTTTGATTTAATTTCTTTCATTTCTCTGAAAAGTTTTTTCCATCCGGATTCGGTAAGATCCTTTAAAGATTTAGAATTCCAGATAACTTGACCCTCTGGAATTCCTTCAACAAATTTTACTTGAGTAACTAACCATCCTAGAGAAGTTTTTTGAGCTATATCAGGACCTATTTCCATAACTTGCTCTTTTATTCTTTCCAAAACGCGTCCTATCTCTAAAGAATCCAGCGGATTTTCTTGACTGCGGACAAAATCGATGGATTCTGTTAGGGATAAAGATTTACCATTGAGAATAGGATAAATTCCAATAGCTTCTTTTATTTTCCAAATTTTGCTTTTATTTAAGAATC